GGAATGTGGGATTGGGATAACCTAAAATTAGATGTATCCAACCACGGGGTTTGTAATTCGTTATTTACCGCTCAGATGCCGGTAGCATCATCCGCTAAAATTACAGGTTCATTTGAAATGACAGAACCGGCTCACTCGGCATTATTTAATCGTCGTGTTGTTGGGGGTGAAATTTTAATTGTTAACAAATACTTAATTAACGATTTTGAAAAGTTGGGTGTTTGGTGTGAGGATTTGAAAAATGAAATCATTATGAATGAAGGGTCAATTCAAAACATCAACTTCAACCACTACTTAGACCCGGAAGATAAGAATTACAATAAGAAGGTAAAACGAATTGAACACTTAATTCCGAAATACAAAACAATTTGGGAGATATCACAAAGAGAACTTATTGATATGGCTGCGGACAGAGCACCATTTATAGACCAATCACAGTCAATGAATATTTATATGTCTGACCCAACATTATCAAAAATTTCATCATCACACTTCCATTCTTGGGGTAAAGGATTGAAAACTCTTTGTTATTATGTTAGAACAAAAGCGATATCAACCGGAGCTAAACATTTAGCTGTTGATATTACAAAAGTACAACAACCAAGAATTATTGAAAAACCAAAGGTTGAGATAACTTCAAAACCGACAGATTCAGAATTTGAGTGTTTTGGGTGTAGTTCTTAATCGAATTAAAATAATTATAACATTAATCACGACTTCGGTCGTGATTTTTTATTTTACTCTATTTATAAGAAATAATTACGACACTATATTTATAGTTATGGCAGATGGAACAACATATGGTTTAACTTTTCCTTTTAGAGAATCTTTTGACGGGAAATACTTAGATTTATCAGATTATAACGACCAAGAGATTAGGTCTAACTTAATACACCTTTTATTAACTAGAAAAGGTAGTAGGTATTATTTACCGGATTTTGGAACAAGATTATATGAATTTATTTTTGAACCATTAGACGGTCCAACATTTTCAGAAATAGAATCCGAGATACGAGAATCTGCCGGAAACTATTTACCGGGGATAACAATCACTAACATTAGTATTCACGCCGCATCAGATGGTAATGAAGATAAAGGTAGTTATATTGATGAAAATGATGATAGAGTATATCGGGTACCAAATATGTCAAATAAAGAACATACAGCGAAAGTTAAGATTGATTATACCATCAACAATGATGTGTTTAATAGTAGTGACTTTGTAATTATTAATATATAAAATTATGGCAAACAAGAAAATTTCCTATACAACAAGGGATTTCCAATCAATTAGAACGGAGTTAATTAACTTCACTAAAACGTATTATCCGGACACGATTCAAAACTTTAACGACGCGTCTGTTTTTTCTGTGTTATTAGATTTAAACGCTGCGGTTACGGATAACTTACAGTTTAATATTGATAGAAGTGTTCAAGAGACAGTTCTTCAATATGCTCAACAAAGGTCATCAATTTTCAATATAGCAAAAACCTATGGATTAAAAGTTCCGGGAATGAGACCATCTGTTGCTTTAGTTGATTTTTCAATTACAGTTCCAGCATATGGGGATAAAGAAGACCTGAGATATTGTGGTATTTTAAGAAGAGGTTCTCAAGTTAATGGTGCGGGACAAGTATTTGAAACTGTTTACGATATTGACTTCTCATCACCTATTAATGGTGAAGGATATCCAAATAGATTAAAAATACCTAATTTTGATTCAAACAATAAATTATTAAATTATACGATTACTAAACGAGAAACTGTTGTTAATGGAACAACAAAAGTGTTTAAAAAGGTGATTACTCCGAATGATGTTAAACCTTTTTACGAATTATTCTTACCGGACAAGAATGTATTGGGAATAACAAGTGTTTTATTAAAGGATAGCACTCAATATACTAATATACCGTCAGTCCAAGAATTTTTAGGTTTAGATAATAGATGGTATGAGGTGGACGCTTTAGCGGAAGATAGGGTATTTGTTGAAGACCCAACAAAAGTGTCAGATTCTCCGGGAATTAAAGTGGGAAAATATATTCAAACAAGTACAAAATTTATTAGCGAATTTACACCTGAAGGATTTTTAAAAATTACTTTTGGGGGTGGTTCACAATCAGCTGACGAACAGTTAAGAGAATTTGCTAGAGATGGGTATCGGTTAAATCTATATAAATATTCTAATAACTTAGCGTTAGGTAGTACTTTAAAACCTAATACAACACTATTCATACAATATAGAGTTGGTGGTGGAGTTGGTAGTAATATTGGTGTAAACTCAATTACACAAATTGGAACTGTATCGTTCTTTGTGAATGGACCATCAGATAGTATTAACACAACTGTGATAAATTCATTAAGATGTACAAACGTAACAGCGGCAATTGGTGGAGCCAATTACCCTACAACTGAAGAAGTTAGAAATTTAGTTTCGTATAATTTCTCAGCTCAAAAAAGAGCGGTAACAGTAAATGATTACGATTCAATAATCCGAACAATGCCTTCTCAATTCGGAGCTCCGGCAAAAGTATCTATAACAGAAAATAATAATAAAATTGTTGTTCAAATGTTATCGTATGACGAAACAGGTAGATTAACGGAGGTTATTTCAAATACTCTAAAGAATAATGTTGCAAATTATTTATCAAACTATCGTATGATAAACGATTATGTGTCAATACAAAGTGCTAACGTTATTGATTTAGGGTTTAATATTGATGTTGTATTAGACAACACACAAAACCAAGGAACGGTAATTTCTCAAATTATTACAATAGTTTCGGAATATTTCAATCCGGAAAATAGACAAATGGGTGAAAATGTTAATATTTCCGAATTAAGAAGGTTAATACAAAGTGAAAACGGAGTAATCTCATTGTCTGACATTCAGGTCTTTAATAAAGTGGGAGGACAGTATTCATCATCACAAACTTCTCAACGATACGTTGACAGTGCAACTTATCAAATTGGGTTAATTGATGATACTATCTTTGCGGAACCAAACCAAACTTACCAAATAAAATATCCAAATAAAGATATTAACATTAGAGTTAAAAATTTAAAAACTGTTAATTTTTCTTGATAAATTAACTAATATTTTCTATTTTTAGTTGATGGATTATATTACAGATATTTTAACTTTTATTAAAGGATATAACGGAACTTGGTTTCAGTGTTTTGTTGGAGGATTATATCTTAATTTCAGATTAATTTGCTCTTTTATTATTTTTTTGGTTTTTTTTAATGAATATGTAAGAAATAGAAAAATAACAAAGTTTCAAATTTTCTTATTAGTAATTATTAGTTCTTTTATTATGTCAGATATTAAAGATTTCAATAAAAGAAGAACATTAGAAACAATACAATATCCTCAAGATTATTTTAATAAAAACACCAAAAATTTAGTTATAATTGCTGAGGGGTCGATAGGACCATTTAACGATGTTTCAGGTTCTAATGAGGTTCAAGTTGATATTTCTAAAACAAGGGATTTAGATGGGCTGGGGTTAGTTGAAAGTAAAGTTGAGACTAAAGAAAATACGGTTATCACTTATGTTGGAACAAATAATTATAATTTAACTTCTGAGGAGGTTTTTAAAACTGTAAAATATTTTAGGTTATTTAATCCGTCAGGTAAGGTTGTTCTTATTGGACATAGTATTGGTGGATACAATATTGCTCAAGTATTGGATAATTTAAATAAAGAAAAAATTAGTGTTGATTTAGTTATTTTTTTAGATAGTGCCAATCAATTAGACAATAATTACGATTATCAAATTAAAGATAATGTTGGTTATGCTATAAATTTTATGTCGGTTAAATGGTCAGATAATATGATTTTCTTCACTAATTCAGGTGGTAGAGTTTCTTTATTTAAAAGAAATCAAAGAACTAAAGTTGTTAATATTGATATTCCTAACACAACTCACACATCTATTGATAATACTGTTCATAAATATATTATCAGTATTGTTAATAATTTTTTAGAAAAAAAATCAAATCCTATTGATTTTGTTAATCAACATAAGTTTAAACCATAATTTATTTTGAAAAAAAATGTTTTATCTTTTAAAAATAGTATATAAACTATTTATTAAAAAAGATAAAAATGTCAAAATCTTATAGAATAAGAACGAAGGTCGGTGTCGATACCTCAATTAAAGTATTAATTGACCAAGAGTTCGAACATTTAGAAATATTATCCTTAAAAATATTACAAACCGACATTTACACTAGACAATGTGCTGATTACGGTGTTATTGTTGGACGTGTTAGTGTTAATAATGGGTTTGGTGTTCCAAATGCGAAAGTTTCTATCTTCATACCAATAGATGCTAATGACCAATCCAATCCAATTATCTCTGAGTTATATCCATACAAATCATTATTGGATATTAATGATGATGGTTATAGATATAATTTATTACCGTATAAACCATCATATAGTGCTCACGTTCCTACCGGAACATTTTTTACTAGATTGGATGTTTTAACCAACCCAACATTGATTGAGGTTTACGACAAGTATTATAAATATAATGCTGTTACAAACGAAAGTGGTGATTATATGATTTTTGGGGTTCCTGTTGGTTCTCATCTAATTGTATTAGATGTTGATTTATCGGATATTGGTGAATTTTCATTATCACCTCAAGATTTGATTAGAATGGGTATTGCTACTGAATCTCAGGTATCCGGAACAAATTTTAAATCATCAAATAATTTAAGGGAATTACCACAAATTGTGTCGGTAAATAGAAGTATTGAGGTTGAACCATTATGGGGTCAACCTGAAATTTGTAATTTAGGTATTACAAGAACTGATTTTGATTTAAGTGCTGAAGCTAATGTTGATATTCGACCAACATCCATCTTCATGGGTTCTATAATTTCTGATTCAGATACTAATGCGTTGAGAACTAATTGTAAACCAACCAATAAATCGGGTCATTTGTGTAGTTTAACTACAGGTCCTGGCGAAATATTATCCATCAGACAAACAATACAACAAGATTCTATGGGCTTCCCTATTCTTGAAAATTTTAGTTTAGAGATGGGTGGTAAAGTTATTGATGAAAATGGGACTTGGTTAATTGATGTTCCTATGAATTTAGATTATTATGTTACTAATGAATTTGGGGAACACATACTTTCAAACGACCCTGAAAAAGGAATTCCAACAAAAGGTAAATATAGGTTTAAAGTAAAATGGTCTCAATCACCATCATTATCTGATGTCACTAAAAGGGCTTATTATTTAGTACCAAACATCAGAGAATATTCTGGAAAGAAAGATGAATCGTACGCATTTAGTGTTGATTGGACGGATTATGGGGATACTCAAATGATTCAAGATGCAATAAATTGTGAGGATAAATTTTATATGATGCAATATAATAAAGTTTAT